ACCAGCGCATCGCCGACGGCGACCTGTGGGAAGCGACCGTCGACTCGTGGGACGTGTCGGCCGATCCGGCGGTCGAGCCACCAGGCCAGGTCACGGCAGCCGTGCTGACGCAGTTGACGTGCCTGTACCGGTTCCGCGGCGATGACCTGAAGGGTGACGCGCCGGACATGCCGGTGGGGTCTGTCCTGCACCCGAGCGCGGCCGCGTGTCTCTACCGGCTGAAGGACCCGGCGATCGCATGAGCACCGCCGCGATGCGTGAGGCGTCGTCAGGGCAGCGGAGCCGCTACGTGCTGATCGAGCAGTGCGAGGATCCGACCGCACAGTTCCCGCAGTGGATCGCGCTCGACTGGGTCTGGATGTCGCGCGCGGACCTGGACAAGATGACGACCGGCGAACGGTTCACCGGTGATCAGGAAGTGGCGGCGGCCGACACGCGCTGGGTGATGCCCTACCGCGAGGACATGGACCCGGAGCTGGTGGACGTGCCGGCGTCGCGTCGCTTGGTGTACCAGGGCCGCACGTACGACATCCGGCAGGCCAGCCCGTCCGGGTGGCATCGAGAGCTCGAGCTGCAGACGCTGGCGAGGGTGGGCTGATGAAGGTCACCCTGCGATTCGAAGGCGGCCAGCAGTTGGCCGCGGCGCTGAAGGGCCTGCCGTCGCGCGTGTCGAAGCGAATGCTGCTCGAAGCCTTGCGCCAGGCGGCCGAACCGCTGCGCGATCGGATGGAGCAGAACGCGCCAGTCGGCCCAGATGCGCCCCACCTGCGGGACATGGTCGTCGTGGGCCCGTCGCGAGGTCAGGACGCCCGGGAAGCCGCGGTGGCTGTCGGGGCGACCAGGGCCGGGTTCTACGGCTCGTTCCAGGAGTTCGGGACAGCACACCATGCGGCGCAGCCGTGGGCGCGACCGGCGTTCGATGCGACATACCAGCAGGTGCTGCGGGCGCTGGCGGACGAGATCTGGATCGAGTTGTCAGCCCGCGGCATTCGCCGTCCCAGCGGTGGCGACGGATTCGACGGCGTGGCGGTGGAGGGCGAGGTATGACGCTCGGCGACGCCATCAAGGCTCGCCTGCTGGCGATCACCCCGCTCGTCGCGCTCGTCGGGCAGCGGGTCTTCGAGCTGGTGCTGCCGCAGAACGAGAAACGGACGGCGGTCCGGTTCTTCGTGATCGGCCAACCGCGTCCGACGCACATCCGCGGCCCAGTCAATCAGTTCTCCCAGCGCGTGCAGGTCGACAGCTACGTGCCGATCGGTGGCCTCGACCCGTTGGGCGAAGTCAACGCGATCGCCGCGGCGGTCATGGGCGACGGCTTAGGGGCGTCGGCGACGGGTCTGGCCGGCTGGCACGGCACGGTCGTGGAGAGCCCGGTCGCCGTGCACATCTTCGACGTGGACGTGACGGCCGACGGGCAGGGACTGGTGGAGATGGACGAGATCAGGCGACTGCGGATCCGGCAGGAATACCGGGTTCACTGGCGCCTGGCGTAAGGCACACGGCAGAGCGCATAGAACAGGAGCGACAGCGTCATGAACAGAACCGGCACCAACTACACCGCGGAAACCCTCGCGCAGTACGGCATGAACGCCGAGCTGCTGGTCGGAGACCTGGCGAGCCCCGAAGACTTCGAGGCCATCGCCGGGATCCGCACGATCGCCCCCGGCGAGAAGACCACGTCGGACATCCTGCTGACGCACCTGCGCAGCCCGAACGCCCACGAAGAGCACGGCCCCGGCCGGCGCGACTCGGGTCCCTTCCAGTTCACGGCGATCTGGATGCCGACCGAAGAGAGCCAGAGCCGGGCTGGTGGCGGCAGCGGGTCGTTCACGGGCGGCGGGTTGTGGGAGCTGGAGCGCACCCGACAGATCCGGAACTTCAAGATCCGGTTCGACAACTCGGGGAGCCCGGGCTTCGAATGGCCGTTCCGCGGCTACATCGCGTCGCTGCAGCCCGGCTCGATCGAGGACAACAACATCGTCGAGCTGAGCGGATCGATCCAGCCGGTGCTCGATTACTCCTCCAACCTCCCGTAGCGCCCTCGGCTCGAGTCGAGAGGGCGCGGGGTTGGGGCTTGCCAGGGTCATGTCCTGGCGGCGGCGCCAACTGATCCCCGCGCCTTCTCGGGTCGGGCTGTGAATGGTTCACGGTTCGGTACGTGGAGAGGTGTCGGCGATGGGTGAGATCGTTCGCAATCCAGAAACGGGCGACGTGACCGTGCCGGTGGTGACGGCTGGCGGAACAAAGGAATACACGCTGAAGCTGAGCATGAACGCCGCGGTTCAGCTCCAGAAACGTCGGAAACAACCACTGGGCGAGATCGTCAAAGACTTCGCCAAGGTGGACGCTGAAACCATGATCGACATCCTGTTCGTGCTGCTGCAGCGGCACCACAAGGACGAGATCAAGACGCACGAACAGGCTGGGGATGTGCTGACGGATATGGGCCCGCATGTCTTCGTCGCAGCGTTCACGTCGGTCATGCAGCACGGCGCACCGGAGGGCGCGGCGGACACCGCAAACCCTCCGCAGCCGGCGGCGAACCCGACTGGCGACGGCTCTACATCGATTGCCGCCGGGTAGGGATCGCCGCCGATGCGTTCTGGGCCATGTCGGCCCGCGAAGTGGGGCGTGAGCTCGAGGCGGCGCGATTGCGCCGCGTCGATGCGCTCAACGACGCGATCCATGTGGCCTGGAAGACGGCCTATTACCACCGCCGGGCCAAGACGAAGCGCGGCCTGCCGAAGTTGGATGGGGAATTCGTGAAGGACTCGAGCGCGACGAAGACGCCGCGACAGACGAAGGAGCAGACGGCCACGATGATCCGCATGCTCGCCGCGCAGTACGGCGGCCACATTCAGAGGGTGAAGGGGTAAGCGCGCGTGGCTGACACCATCAACGTCGGCGTCCTCCGCGCGCTGCTGACCGCGGATACCGCTCAGTTCACGGCAGGACTGACTGACGCCGATCGCGCGCTGAAGAAGTTCGAATCGGAGACGAAGAAGTTCGCGTCGCAGATGGGCAAGATCGGCGCGAACATGACCACGCTGGGCACGCAGGCGACGGCGGCCTTCACGTTGCCCATCGTGGCCGGATTCGGGGCCGCGTCGAAGGCGGCCATCGACTTCGAATCCAGCTTCGCTGGTGTCAGGAAAACGGTGGACGCCAGCGAGGCCGAATTCGCAGTGCTCGAGCAGCAATTCCGCGGGCTGTCGAAGGAAATACCCGTGACGGTTCACGAACTGAACCGCCTGGGTGAGTCGGCCGGGGCGCTGGGCATCCCGAAGGAATCGATCCTCGAGTTCGCGGAGGTGATGGCGAAGCTGGGCGTGACGACGAACGTCACGTCTGAGCAGGCCGCCGAGTCGATCGCCAAGATCCAGAACATCTTCGGTGCGGCCGGAAAGTCCACCGAAGAGTTCGCGTCCACGCTGGTGGACTTGGGCAACAAGGGGGCGAGCACCGAACAGGAGATCCTGGCGCTGGCGACGCGGATGGCATCCGCCGGCAACACGTTCGGCATGACCCAGGCCCAGGTGCTCGGGTTCGCCTCGGCCATCGCGAATGTCGGGATGGAAGCGGAAGCCGGCGGGTCTGCGTTCTCCCGTGTCGTGATCGACATGTCGAAGGATCTCGAGGGCTTCGCCAAAGTCGCGGGGATGTCGGCTGAGGCCTTCGGGAAGTTGTTCAAACAGGATGCGGCGGCTGCGTTTCAGGCCTTCGTGGAAGGTCTGGGGCGCATCAAGCAGAGCGGTGGCGACTTGTCCGCGACGCTCGAGGATCTTGGGATCAAGGAACTGCGCCAGGCCGACCTGTTGCGCCGACTCGCCGGCGCCTCCGACATGGTCGGTCAGTCCCTGCAGACGGCGAATCAGGCGTGGCGCGAGAACAGCGCGCTCTCCGAGGAAGCGCAGAAGCGGTTCGAGACGACCCAGTCCAGTCTGACGCTGCTGTGGAACCGGTTGACCGACGTCGCGATCACGTTTGGCACAGCGCTGAAGCCGGCCATCGATTCGGCGATCGGGGCGCTGGATGCGTTCCTGCCGGTGCTCCAGTCCATGGCGGAGATGTTCGCGGCACTGCCTGGCCCGATCCAGTTGGTCATCGTGGGCATCGCCGGCATCGCGGCGGCGATTGGCCCGGTGATGCTGGTGGTCGGGCAGTTCGCGCTGGGGCTCCAGGCGTTGGCTGGGCTCGGCGGCGTTGCTGGCCTGGCGGCGTCGCTGTCCACGATGGCGACGGTCATCAGCACGACATTCACCGCGGCGGTCGGTGCACTCGTGACGTTGTTCACGGTGACGTTGCCGGCCGCGGTTGGGCCACTGATCGTGTTCTTCACGACAACGCTACCGGCCGCCTTCACCGCCACCATCGCCTTTCTTGGTCCGCAGGGATTGATCGCGGTGGCGCTGCTCGCGCTCGCGGCGATCTGGTACAAGTGGGGTGACCAGATCAAGGACATCGTCTCGAAGGTCTACACCGCCGTGAAGACGTGGCTGGTGGACAAGCTGGCCGCGATCTGGGACACCGTCAAGCAGAAAATCGAGGCGGTAAAGGGCTACTTCAAGGACTTGTACACCGCCGTCGTCGGCCAGTCCTACATCCCCGACATGGTGGAGGGGATCGGGCGGTCGATCGCGCAGCTGGACAACGTCTTCGTGAAGCCGTCGCAACTGGCGAACCAGTTGGTGGGTGCGGCCTTCCAGGAGATGACGAAGGTCGCCACCCGGGCGCTGACGGACCTGCTGCAGAAGGTGACGGGCCACTTCACCGACATCACCGACACCGTGATCCCGTCGTTCGCGTCCAGGGGGATCGGGCGCATGTCGGAAGCCGGGACGGGGTTCAAGGATGCGTTCCTCGGCTCGTTCGGGGCCGGGCTCGCGCAGGGCTTGGTGCAGCTGGCCGGTGCGGGGCTCGGTGCGCTCGTCAACCACTTTCAAGGTGGCGAGGAAGCCAAGGTCGTCAATCCAATCCGCGATGCCTTCTTCGCGATGTTCGGCGGCTATGAAGGCCTGGCCGCGCAACTGACGGCGGCGAGTGACGGCAACATCGCGGACCAGTTGCTGAAGACGCTCTTCAACGCGGACACGAAGGTGGCGTTCGACGCCGCGAAGGAGGCGATCGAAGCGGTGCTGGCGGGCGCCGGGCAGGCCGTGCAGGACTCACCCGCCCAGGCGGCTATGGAGTCGCTGGGCGTGTCCGTCGAAGGGCTGGCCACGCAGCTGACCGCCCTGCACGAACAGATTACGACGTGGCAGGCCGCCTTCACCGCCTCGATCACGGCGCTGGCGTCCAGTGTGACGGAC